TCTGCATTACGCTTTAAATCTTGGTCGTGTATCTCAAGCCTACGGTCCTCAAGCGCAAGTAAGTTCCATTCGGTACGCTCAATCGTTGAGTTATTGTTTAGATCTGCCTTGTCGAATTCTGTCATTCTGTCTTCTCCAACCCAGCGCAGCTTTCGCCGCAATCTTTTTGTTTGATGTAATTATGACTATTTTATTGTTTTTGTCTATAACCACCCATTTGTTCTTGTATTCTTCGATTACCACTTTCCTTGTTTTGCACCTATAAAATACAAAACTGCTCCAAGAATCCCCAACCCAATACCAAGCAATACTGTAATTACTACGGCGTTAATGCAGTTGTCGATAAACTCTTTTTTCTTGTAAACCAGTTCCCTCTGGCGCTTTCTCTGTTCTCCTTCCAAAGTTACAATCTCCTTCCAAGCTGATGGACCATACACGAAACTGACGTATTCACGCAAGTCTTCTCGCATCTCAGACATCTTTTTCTTTTGAGTCCAAATCTCTAAAGCCGTAGCCTCAGTGTTAGAAAATAACTTATGATAGAGCGAAGGGTTTGCCGCCTGCTTCTCAAGGAAGTCCATGTCGCTCGACGCTTTGGCAAACTGTGAAATCGTCCCCGCAAAACTAGAAATTTCTTTGCCTACTTCACAAGCCTTTTTAATACCCTTGTAGGCCGCTGTTGCGGTTGCAATAGCTGAAACGGGATCGATCATGGCTAAACAAGCCCCTAAAGTTTTTAGTTGTCCCCCGTCTTAATCAGCTTTCTTTTCTGCGGCTTGACGCTGAACGTCAATGCGTTCTCGGTTCACGTCACTCCGATCATCCGCAATCTGCTCTTGAAGTTCCAATCGAGCAGCATCTGTGACGGCACGTTGCTCAATCTTCATGCCCTCAAGTTCTAATTTGGCTTGGTCAAGCGCCAGCTTGTGCTCGGCCTCCGCCTCTTTAATCGCAAGCTCTTGCATGCGAATGTCAACCAATGGATCTTTCTCATCAGCCTCACTCTTCGCAGAAAGCATCGGTACAAGTTCTTTAGTTAGTTCAGCTTCAATCTGAGCAACTCGAGCCTCAATCTGCTCTGGAGTAAACTGTTGTGGCGGAGCCTGCTGTTGCATCTGTTGTGCCGCCATCTGTTGGGCACTCGCAGGATTAATCGCACCTGCCTGCACCATAAGCTGTAGCTGTTGGTTCTGTTGTTGCATCGCCGTTTCTTGCTGCATCATGTTCTCTTCGCTCAACGCTTGGATCTCTGCATCAACCATCTCACGAGCCTTCATGCTAATGTGCTGGAAGATGTGAGAGAATACAGCCGCTAACACAGGTGGCGCAGTCTGTAGAACCGATAGATCCAGTAAAGATAAGTGCGCTTGAATGTGTGCATCATGGTCCTGTTCAGGAGATGCCTGCGGAGTCTGCCCATTGATCATCGAACCATTCTCCACGGCTGGATCTTGAGGCGGAGGTGGTGGTGGTGGCGGAGGCAATATCTCGTCTATGTTTTGCACCTCTAACGCCTGATACATCCTACGATAAGCCGCATGCAGATTGTGCATTTGCGGATTGGACTGGGCCAGTTGAAGTTGAGTCTGGGCCAGTGTTACGCGCTGTGCCATCGAGAAGATGTTCGGATCTGAGACGGGGAGGACGTCGATCCTGGCGTCAAAGTCTTCAACCTTAACTTGCTGCGGTGCACCCATTACTTCGTAAGGATACATCGGTGGTAGGTTTTCGGCGAAGATACGCGCCAGTAACCGGAACTCAGTCTTCTGAGCGTAGTGCAACCGTTTGTGAATCGCAGACATGACCTTCATGCCGCGCTCCAACATAGCAACCGTAGTACCTACAGGAGTCTCTTGCCCCATGTCTGAAATAGATTGATCCGCTAATGCAATGAACCTACGCCCATCGTTGACCAATCCACCAAGCATTTGTGCCAATGTACCTGAAGGCTCCTTGTAGGGCAAAGGTACAATAGCGTCCCTGATGCTCCCACCTGGCGCGTCAATGTCTCTCCACTCCCCAGGCTGTAGCGGCTCATCAGAGTTGCGTACACGCACTCCACGGGCCTTAAAGCCAGCAGGGAGGTTCGCGAGGGTTCCAGCGTCGATTAGCTGTCGTAGGAGGCTTGTAGCGGCTCTGCCGAGCCCACCAATCATGTGGATCAATCCAAAGCCATAGAACCCCAGACCTGGAGTAAATTTATAGTGCACAAAGTACGGACGCTTCCGACGAAGCGGATCATCCATGGAATAGTTTCTGCGGATAGAAAGTATCTGTCCCGAGGTGTGGTCAATCGTGACAATGTACGGAAGACGAATGCCAGTAGGCTCCCCCGTTGCCATGTCTATGTCCTCAAACCCCTCGATGTCCAAATCAGCGTGGATCTCAAGAATCGTAAGAACATCCTCGCTGTAGTTCTTCGACAAGCCCTCAAGCTCGTTAACCTTCTGGCGAACAGGATCTTCCTCAATATCGTCCGAACTCTTTAGATCAACATCGCGGTACATGCCCGCAACCTGCATCTTGCGAACCTCGTTCTCGTCCATCCGTAACACATGCGTTACCCGATTGGCCGTAGTAAGATCAGACGCCGAATACGGAACAACCAAGTCCTGTGCCGGTATGAACTTAGATACCGCACGTTGACGAGTCGGATCGTAGTATACCTTCTTGAACGCAGAGCCTGCCAAAGGTAATCTAAACAACATCTGCTCCATTTCGTCCCTATACTCTGTCATTTCCTCTGTAAGCATGTAATTCATTTCATGCTCAACACGCTTTGACTGCTCGTTCTTTTCTTTTGTTTGTTTTCCTACAACCTTTGTTCTTACAGGTCCTGCTGCTGGAAATATCTCTCCCATAGCCTGTGCTTGGAACCTAACAATAGCTTCTGATAGCAACGGGTGAAACACTCCTGAAGCACCCTCCCAAGGTTGGGTTCTCTCTTCTATCTTCATACCAAGAAGATCAAGACCCTTAACGTATGATCTCGACCATTCTTTTCTAGACGTTCTATCTGAATCAAAGTCCTCTACAAGATCAGATGCCATCTCTTCTAGATCACTGTCCTCTATGAACTCAGCTAGGTTTGAATTATGATCTGGTCCTACCAGTTCCTCTGTGGCACTTCCCTCAAAGTCTATAACCATTCCACCATCATCTGTTCCAATAGAAACAGCGTCTGGATTGACTATCTCAACTTTAAGTTCAGACTCTTCAGGGTTTCCCCCTTCTTCTACCTCAAAGGGTTCTAGGTTTTTATCTACTGCCATTATTTAATTGAGAAGCTTGTGCCTCTAGTGGCTAGACCTCCGCCTCTCATCTTCATGGTCTTACCGCCCTTCTTCATGCCCTTTTTCTTCATAGCACCTCCCATAGCGTAACCCTTCTTTTTCATGGCTCCACCTTTTGCCATCATCTTTTTCTTCATCATCATCATGCCACCGCCTTTTGCAGTGGTAGCTTTTTTCATCTTTCCGCCTGCTGCCATGCCTTTTTTCTTCATTTTTCCGCCACCTGCGTAACCTTTTTTCTTCATCATACCGCCTCCTGCTTTCTTTTTAAATTTTTCTGCTTCTTTTTTAGTTACTTTTTTAGGGGCAAATTTATTTGCATACTGCTTTAGAGTTAATCCTGTTTTGTCTAGATCAGACTTGGTAACAGCTAGTTTTTTAACACCATTTTTATCAAAGAAATATAACTGACCTGCTCTTTTAGCAGCCGCTATGCTTCTTGGCTTACCTGCAAGTGGGTCTGTTTTCTTAGGGGGTTTATTCTTAACTTGATCTGGAGCTTTGCTTTTTTTATTAGTGGCTGCACCCAAAGCAGGCGTGTTTACGTTTAATTTATTTCTATCTTTTCTTAGGTTTGGTACACTGCTAGGTTTTTTTGCTGCCTCTTTTTTAGCCTGTGCAGGTCTTTTTATTTTTACGTTTCCACTAGCATCTGTCGTTACTTGATTGCCTACGATCATACCTAGACCTGGTCTTTCTTCTTTAGTAAAACCTGTGCCTCCAGTTTTTTTAGACCTAGCTAAAGCCTCACGAATTTCTTTTCTTCTTTTTTCTGCCTCTGTCATAGCAATGTACCCCTGTAGTTTTGTTTAGATTAATACCATGTTACTATTTGAGTCTATTATTTTTTTTCTTATACTTTTTCTTCTTAGGTTTTACAAACTTCTTCTTACCTCTAACCAGTTGTGATTTCATACTGGCTCTAGAGATTGTCATCTCACTTTATATCCTGATAAACTTGCTGAACCTGATTTGGCTATACCACCACCACGCATACGCCCTATTTTAGCCTCAACCCCATGCAAAAAACGTGGTTTTTTTATTTTCTTTTTTAATACTTCACTTTTTCTCCCTACTACCCCTTGTCTTTTTTTAAGAGTTACAGGTTTATTTTTTATTTTAGTTACACTAGGTGGAATTCCAAACGATTGACTTTTATATGCATCTTTACCATATTTTTCAGTCATAGCTCTGTCGTCTTCAAACTTTTTGTTAAATTTATTCTCAATAGCTGTCATTCTTTTTTCAAATTCTGCTTTCCCTGATGTTCCTCTGCCTTTGAATTTATCTTCAAGTTTTTTCTTTTGCTTTTGATATTCTTCTCTAAGGTTTTTAACCATTCTTGACTTTGCAATTTTTGATCTTTCATTCATCAATAATACTCCACTGGTCTTCTGTATTTTGGTTCGTCATCCCAATCATCTTTTTCTGCTCTGACCCAACCCCCTTGACGAAA